AGTACGAAATTCGGACCAGGGTAGTACGAATATCGGACCCAAAAATAAACATATAAAAAGAACAATAGAAAATAACAGCGTAGACGAATTAAAGGCATATTCAAAGGCAAAAGGCGGTTTAATGATTATCCACAAAAACCGCATTGAAGAAATGCTTAAAGACTTTACCGTAGAACAGCTTAAACGCGCTATTGATTCCGGGACGAAATGGGCCGAAAAAAACGAAGTTGGACGAAAAAACCTGTCAAGATCAATCGTTGAACATTCGATAAAAAATAGTAAACCGAAAGTTGCAAAGTACATGACAAGCGATGAATACAAAAAAAAGTTTCCTGGTAAACAACCAGTAAAGACAGATAAGGAGTTATGGTTTTGAATAATCTTAAATTATTAGAACAGAACGTAATTGAAGCAAAACGCGCAGTCGATATGTATCGCTCTAGCCTATTCGTTGAAAATTGGTTAGATAGTAACGAAATAGACAACCTACTGCCAAAAGTTCAAGAGATAGCCAAAGGGCGCGACGTTGCAAAGATCAAGCGCACGTTACAACCCTTTATGAATGACTTGCTTTATACTGGCCAGCTTATCGAAGCCACCGAAGACGAGCGCAAAGACGAGATCATGCGTGATTATAAGCCGCTGCGCTTTCCGTTCTTGCGTGAGTCTATCTATTCAGGTTTAAATGTCTTTGCCGCAACTCAGGGAACTGGTAAAAGTTCAATGCTTTTTAATATCCTGTTTGAGCTTATGAAAGCCGGTAAGCGCGTTCTTTACATTGACTGCGAAAACCAAACACGCGAGTTTGACTTTAAGTTTTACCAGCTTTACCAATATAGGAAACACAATCTGACAATCAGCTTTGAAAGCGTAGTTAGGGACCAAAACAACCGATCAGCAGCCGTTGAACTTATGCAGAAATTAAAGCCACAGTTGCACCTGGTAGCCCACCAAACGCCCAGCGGCCCAGAAATAGCCGGATACTGCCTAAACATGGACAACCCGGTAAATGCTGTTATTGTCGACTACATACAGCTACTACGCGGCACGAACCCGAAAAACACAATTCGCGAGAATATTATTGAAAATGTCCAGGCGTTGCGCGAGCTTGCAAACCAATTAGATATTCCGGTTTTTATTGCGTCGCAGATGAACGCAAATCAAGAAATGCGAGAAAGCCAGTCTATTTTAGACAATGCAACGCTTGCTATATTTATGCAACGCACAAAAGACGAAGAAGGCACGATATACCCTATGATGGATATTCATTGCCGCAAAAACCGCAGGGGAGCAATCGAAGCAGATTATCAGGTTGACTTTGAACCTATCTGCCAGGCGTTTGGTCATTATGATAAATAACCTTAGAAGCAAATACTGGGCAGACCTTGCGCCGGTCCTGTCAAAGATAGAATGGTCAAAGCCATTGACAGGTAAAGAAATCAAAGACGCCGTAAAAATTATGGGCAGCGACTTTCCAAAATTCAAAGAAGCCGTTGCAAATAAGCCAAAGCCGCAGCCGTTCGACTGGTCCAGGTACGAAGGCGAATACAGCCAGGAATTGACTGACTTGCTATTAAATTATCAATATGAATGGCGCCCGGCCACGGTTCAATATTTGCACGATAAATATCCAGAAATCGGCCAGCTTATTTTAGATATTGACGCCGGCGAGAAAGTAAAATATGAAGACGTTTTGAAAGCCAAAAACATAATGGGACAAGACTTTATTTATTTAGTAACTGGCAAATTGCCGCCACGCAAAATCAGGGAGTACGCATGAAAAAGTATTTAAAAATTATCGTTTTACCGATTGTAGTAACCAGCATAACAGCCGGGTTATTTTATTTAGTATGGAACCAAGTAGCCTTTCAAATGTTTTGGAATGTCCAGCAGATTGAACCCGTACACGCCATATTGATGGTTCTATTTTGGGAATGGCTGCGCGCAACAAGGCTTATCAAGTGAACTACATAGACCAGCTAGACATAGAAGACCATAAAGTTTTTGCAAACGACTTGCTTTGTATAGCTTTAGAGTTTAATGATATGTTCATTGATAAGGTAAGCGTCGAAGACCACCCGGAAAACGACAACGAACGCCGGGCAATTAATATAACTATGAACGACGACATAGACAGCGAAGACCTGGCAGAACTGCTGGCATACTTGGCGTTTATTTTACACAATTCTGGAGCCTATGAGCTATATGACGGAAAATGATTTAAAAACCTTGCTTTACGACTGGGAGCCGGAATATCGCTTCCACCCGGTTCGTCGCTGGCGGTTCGATCATGCAAACCCGGAGTACAAAGTCGCTATTGAATACGAAGGAGGTATTTGGACAGGCGGCAGGCATACCAGGGGAACAGGCTATAAAAACGACTGCGACAAATACAACGCCGCCCAGGTGCTAGGCTGGCGCGTGTTACGATATACGACAAGCCACACCCTAGAGCAAGTCTTAGCAGATATTGTCGAAATAGATAAACAGTTATTAAGACGACCGAAAGCCACAATCGAAAAAAATAATTGACACACCGCACAAAAGAGCATAAATAAATTTTCATGCCATTAAAAAAAGGAAAGAGCAAGAAAACAATAAGCGAAAACATTCGCAAAGAAGTTAAAGCCGGCAAAAGCAGAAAGCAAGCGGCGGCGATTGCGTATAGCAAGGCAGGCAAGAGTAAACGTGCCACGAAAAAAAGCTACTAATCGCTTACCGGGCAGGCCGGAAAAGTACAGCCAGGCCATCAAAGAGCAAATATGTAAATTTATATCAATGGGAGTTACCAACGTGATGGCAGCGCAGGCGGTAGGCATTGGGCAAACTACATTTTACGACTGGATGCAAAAAAAGCAAGACTTCCATGATGCGGTTATTCAAGCGCAAGGAATGGCCGTTGCTAGATGGAATGGCATTATTGAAAAAGCTGCCCAGGAAGGTAACTGGACCGCAGCAGCCTGGAAGCTAGAAAGGCTATACCCTAGACTTTATGGAAAACAGGTCCATGAGATAACCGGCGGTGAAAAGCCGGTAGAAATTGAAATACAATGGCCGGAATGAAAATAGAAACAACGCCGATTGATAAGTTAGTGCCTTATGTAAACAACGCACGAACGCACAGCCCGGAACAAGTTGACCAGATAGCCGCAAGTATAAAAGAGTTTGGATTTAACAACCCGGTTTTAATTGATAAAAAAAACGGGATAATTGCAGGGCATGGCCGGGTCCAGGCGGCGCGCAAGTTAGAATTAAAAGAAGTGCCAACCGTGCGCCTTGAGCATTTAACCGAAACCCAGAAAAAAGCGTTTATTATTGCAGATAACAAAATAGCAATGAACGCCGGATGGGATGACGAACTCCTGGCGCTAGAATTAAAAGACCTGGACGACGTAATGTTCGATTTAAACCTTACAGGCTTTGACGGCAAGGAAATTGGCGAAATGTTTAATTTTGACAGTTACGATAATTTTGAGCCAAATATCCCAGACGGTGAAAAAAGCCCTTTAAATACTATGACCTTTACAGTCAGTTCCAGCCAGTTAGATGTAATAAAAAAATCGCTTGAGCAGGCTGGCAAATGCAAACCTATTGACCCGCAAGGGGTGAATGAAAACAAAAACGGAAACGCACTGTTTTTAATTGCGCTGAATTATGGTGGTGCGAATGAGTGCTAAAGATATAAAGGTAAAACCGATACCCAAACCCGCTGCCGATAAAATAGTAAAAAAAATACACTACAGCGGCAAGGTCACTCAAAACAGCCAGCTAAATTTTGGAGTGTTTTATAAGGGCATTCTAATGGGGGCTATGCAGTTCGGCCCGCCAACAGACAAATCAAAAATTTTGCCTTTGGTAAAAAATACCGAATGGAATGGAATGATGGAGTTAAACCGATTGGCATTTAGTGACGCTTTGCCTCGCTTTAGCGAAAGTCGCGCATTAAGTTTAGCTTTTAAATGGATTAAAAAAAATGCTCCGCATATCGAATGGATTATAAGTTTTGCAGATGGTACACAATGCGGTCACGGAACTATTTACCAAGCGTCTAATTTCAAACTAAGCCAAATTAAAAAAAATTCACGTTTGATTGAATTGCCAAACGGAGAAAAAGTTCATCGTTTGTCAATGGATGCATTCAATAAAACTAAATATTCTTATGACATGAGAGCAAAAGGTTATTCAAGTTTAAGAAAGTATTTAGATGGTGAACACAAAGGATGGAAGACTTTAGATGGCTATATGTATCGCTACATTTATTTTATTAGCAAAAACGCAGAAAAGCGCTATACTGGCGAGTATTTGCCGTTTAGTAAAATTAAAGAATTAAATGCGCAAATGATCCGAGGCGAATGGGTTAAAAAAAATAATAATGAAAGTAAAACTGCCGAAATTGCATAAAGGACAAACCGAAGTCGTAAAAAGCCCAGCGCGGTTTAAGGTGCTGGCCTGCGGTCGTCGTTGGGGGAAAAGCCGATTAGCTGCCTTATTAACCCTGGTAAATGCCTTACAAGGCAAGACCGCCTGGTGGGTAGCGCCATCGTTCCCGGTTGCTAGTATTGGCTGGCGTACTATTAAACGTATGGCAAAACAATTAGAATGCGACGTAAAAGAAGGCGACAGGTCAATACAATTCGCCAACAATGGATGGCTACAAATAAAGTCAGCAGATAACGTCGATTCGTTGCGCGGCGAAGGCTTAGATTGGGTTACGCTCGACGAGGCCGCTTTTATGCGTGAGGAAGCCTGGACAGAAGCATTGCGCCCGGCCCTGGCAGATAAACAAGGTAAAGCCCTGTTCTGTTCAACGCCAAAAGGCGCTAACTGGTTTTACGAAGCGTTCAGCAATAACAGCGAAGGCTGGCAATCCTGGCGCTTCAAAACGCTAGACAACCCCTTTATTCACCCTACCGAAGTTGAAAACGCCAAGAAAGACCTGCCGGAAAAGATATTTCAGCAGGAATATGAAGCTGAGTTTTTGCTGGATGGCTTTGGAGTTTTTCGTAATTATCGAAGGTGCATAAAAGGCGCTTTTGAAAGGCCGGACCCTGGCGCTCACTACATTATGGCCGTTGACCTAGCGCGTACCGTTGACTATACCGTAATATCTGTATGGGATATGTCAAGAAAGCACCTTGTCCACCTTGACAGGTTTAACCAGGTTGACTGGTCCGTTCAGCAGCGCCGAATAGCAGAGACAGCCAAGCGT